GGTTCGAGTGTTGTTACTGTTACTTGCATTGAATTAGGGCTGATATTCCACGATAAGCCCTGCACCTGTAGAGTCTTGACAATTGTGCTGCCGTTAGGTTGATTATTAGAAATGCGCACATTGTCAAAGTAATCGAGCCCAATCATTGTGTCAGTTGGAACTGCTGTGTCTAGTAGATCAACAGTCATCTGATCAATGCGGATAGTTGTCTCGGCTCTAGTGGCTACATAGGTTGCCGCGATATTCAGGGCATTGGCATCAGTATCAATAACCAACTCTTGGGCGCTGTACTGGTGAGGGAAGTATTTAGCAATAGAGGCTGCATTTTCTGCGAACTGAGCTGTGCCGCCATATCGGGTCATCTGGGCTTGATTGATGATGAGCTTGTCATCAAAGGCGAATACGAGGTTACGGTAAGGAATACCGCCGGTCTGATTGAACTCAATAGGAGTGCCTGAGATAGATGAGGCTACTGTGTTTCTATCCTTGAATATGGCTGTTCCTGATGGGTTGATATAGAACGCACCCTGCTCAGAGAACTCTGCGTTCTTGATGGCGTTAAGGCTTGTGCGTAGGGTTGCTGGGTCAGCAATACAGGATGATTGACCAGTAGCGATTGTGCGCATATTGGAAGGAAAGTCCACCTGATCTAGAATCTTGCCTATACGTGTGCCGGTAGATTGCCCTGCTCCTGAGTCTGCCACGGTTGTGACCTGAGCCAAGTTAAAAAGACGGAAAGCATCTGCGACATAGATATCAACATAACCCATTTGCTCAGCTTGGTCATAGGTGTATCGGTACTCGGTTGTATAGCCTGAGAATAGGAACTCCTGCGCTGTCCCTGTTGTAGCTGCAATACGCACCTTGCGCAAAGGCACTAAATATCCGTAATAAGGGCTGGCTGTGTTCTGAGGGTTAAAATAAGAATCTGGGTCTGTAATGCGTACAACGGCTGTTCCGGCGACGTAGGTATCAGCTTGGATATCTCTGCCGCGATTGATGGTTATATTACGAACATTGGGAGTTAAGTCAACAACTGGAACTGGAACAGTAGATGAGCCAAGTGTGCCAGTGCCAATAACTCCATACTTAGCGTCGCCTATAGTAAATGGATAGCCGAAAGTCGCTCCAGAGCTAAAGTCAAAGGATACGGATATCTCGGCAGGTAGTGTCATCGACCAGCAAAGCTTCCATAGGTTCTATTAACGCTTGATGAGACACCTGACAAAGAAGTATCCTGCAAAGCCGAAGCAATCGCCTTGCCGTCGATATTAACCGATAGTTGAATAGGCCCAGTAAAGTTAGATTGTTCCTCGGCTCTGCGGAAGCTGCCGGGAGTTGATCTAGGGAATGGTGTCACATTGCTTGTAGGAACTTCAGGTACTTCAGGAAATGAAGGGTTATTATTCCAGCCAAGAGAACTGTTAAAGTTAGGATCGCCTGTAACAATTAGCGAAGCTTTCTTTGCTAGGTCATCGAGGTATTTACCCCATGCAGCAAAGGGATTTTTAGCATCTGGAAGGCTTGCAAGATAACCAGCTAAGTCTTTACTTAATCCTTGAGCTGCTGCGATTTCCGCAGTTAATTTTTTAGCTTCCGATACATTGCCCGTAAGTAAAGCAAACTGAAGTTCTACGCGCTTGCGATCCTCATCAGAAAGCTTGCCCTTAAGAGCTGCAATGACCTGAATTTGTTCTAGGTCAAAGATAGAGCCAGCCTTCTTCAAGGCAGCTTGCTTCTTCTGCTCATCAGTCAAAGCCTTCTGAGCCTTCACCTGCTTAGTTTGTAACGCTGCTAGTTCCTTAGCTCGCTTAGCTGCCAATGCCTCTGCTTGGCGCTGCTGCGCTGTGCGCTGTGCTGTACCTGCTGGGGATTTAGATCTATTAGTGTTTGGCTTATCCTCGAACTGGCTGAATAGGCTGCCGTTCTCGCCCAGTAGGCCGCCAAGGCTTCCCACATAATCAAAGGCTCTGTAGAGCTTTACTAGTCCACTAACCGCGATGCCTACTGCTGAAGTCATAGCATTAATTGACTTGGCTATGGTGTCGATTGTTTTAGCTGCATCGGTAGCTGTAGAGCCGCCACCTATCTTTGCAAAGGCATCTACTAGCCCTGCTCCAATTGTCTCCTGTGCATTGCCTGCTGCAACTGTAAGCACTTCCATCTTGTAAGAAGTGGTTGTTAAATAATCTTGAGCTGAGCCAGCAGAGCGAGCGAGCATGACTCCAAGAATCTCATTGAAGGATTTAGTTGTAATCTCTGCTCTGGTCAATCCTGTGTTATACTTAATCAGGCCCCTAGTAATTCCTACATAGCCTTTACCTAAATCTGTTGCAACGGTAGCTAAATCAATCCCACTTGCTCGGCTTATCTGGATTGCATTGTTGAGAAGCTCTTGGGATTTAGTAAGTGATCCAGTCGTGGTCAGCAAAGATTGAAAGGCTGGTCTAAGCACATCGTCGGCGATTGCCGCGCTGCTCTCTAAGTTCGCAATGAAATCCGTGACCTTAGCTTGCGAGAATGAAAGGCCAAGGTTATCTACCGCGCTTGCAAGTCTGCGAGCTGCTGCCTCATCTTCCGCAAAGGCTTTGACTGCTGCCTTGCCATAAGAGACCAGAGCTGTAGTGCCAAGTGCTAGGCCAAGATTTCTAAGCTGCTTGTTGAGCTTCTGAGCCGCTGTCTCGGCCTTCTTAAATCCGCGCGTGTCTGCCTTTGACCCAATCGAGATCGTCTCTTGAACTGGTGCTGCCATTACGCTGCCTTCCCGATTCCCTTAGCAGCCTCAACCCTAAATTGGGTGATGGCTTTATCAATGGCCTTCATTGTTGCGCCTTCTGCTTTACCTTGGTCCTTAGCCCAAGCGCGATAAATCAAGCGGCCTCGGCCTTTAAGGCTTGATACAAGCGGCGGCAGATTCTTAATAAACTGTGCGCCGGCTTTAGGGTTACTTGACTTGCTAACCTTATTGCTATTGCTTCCGGCTTTAGGACCAACCCAAGGCTGGCCCTCATCACCATTGCGACCAGCGCTCTCATAGATGGCACCTACTCGGCTTCTATTCTCAATCCTTGCCATCGAGCTAAACCCATTAGAGTTAATCTTGCTTGGCGTTGTGCTGAAAGTAATTCCAGCCTTGATTGTTGAAGCGCTATAGGTTGGGAATCTACCCTCGCTAAATGAGCGAGCAGCCCATCCACGCATAGGGGAAGTAGCTGGAACATATCCCTTAGCTGTCATGACGACAGGGCGCAGGATTGCTGAGATTTCCTTCTTCAAGGCTTTCTCTAGGTCGGGAGTGAAGCGACGCATTGCTTTGCGAAGGTCAGCGTTTCCGCGTATTTCGATTCGCATCGTTTCTCTCTTTCGCTAATTCCTTAAGAACTTCTATGTGTGCCTTGAATGCCATCGGCGATAACTCGACGATAGTTTGAAACGGAACTCCATACTCGTAACTAAGCCTAGCTGCGAGATAGGTGAGGGAGTTCCGATCTACCCTAAAGGGTCGGACTCTAAGACCTCAACTGACTTGAGAGTCTCTAGGAATCCTTCCCCGAAAGGCTTGACCGTTTCACCCGAACGACGGATTGCTTCCCAGCAGAGCCAATAGACATCAGATTGCTTCTGATCCTCTATTAGTGCCTTGTGAAAGCCTTTTTTGGCGTATTGCTCGAAGGCGTACTCAATCAGGGGAGTTATCTCAAACTCCTGTACTGAATTGTCAGCCCTTGTAACCTTTAGCTTTGCCATGTTTAGCCCCTTACTTATTTATTAGGATGTTGTTACTGCGATTGTACCTGATACGTTCCATGTAACGCTCTGTGTTGATAGGTCGCCTACAGCGCCATTAACCGGAGTGATGTTGTTGACAAGACATGTCATGGTGTACAACGGGTTCGTTGCAGAGACAACTGCATCCTTCTGCTTGAATGTAACTGTGACATTGTTGCCCCATACTGTAGATGAGTTCAATGTCTGAAGTGTCTTGTTTGTTGCATCATCATTGAAGAAGTCAATAGTAATGCTTGAAGATTCTAGGCCCTTGACATAACGGTGTCCACCGTCGCCAAGCGCAGTTGTTTCAAGTTCGTCAAATGCTCGGTTGATAGTAACTGATGAAACTAGTGCTGAGAGATCTACCGCATTGACAGTTAGAACTCCGGTATTAGCTAGATATACTGCCATTTAGGTTATTCCTCTTCCTTCTTAGTTGTTGGTTTTGCTTCTGGCTTAGGAGCGACCTGACCGATTTTAATCAGGAACGCTTCGTTCTCTCTTTCCCACTGTGCTAAATCGGTCATGATTTAACTCCATTCCGTTAGGGTACTGATCGCAATATCGCAGACCAGTAAATCTCCTGAAGCAATTGATAGAACGCTGGGAGCGCTTACGCTTCCCACGTTAAACACAATGCTTGAGGCATCTAGTAATTGAAATACTCGAACTATGTCATCTTCCATGCCAGCAAGGTTTCCCTCATTGTCTAGAAGGGGTACAAGTATCTGTAAGCGGAACATAGCCATAGGAGCTACAGAAGTTCTATCGTTGTTGGTCGGAACAATGTAAGGATCCGCTGGGGTTAAAATTATTGAGTTCGCAATAGGGGTTGCAGGTGGGAATGCAAATACGCTGTATTTTGTGTTATCAGCTAGGGCCGCTGCGATGGTGCTTCTGAGGGTAGTTATTGCTGGCATCAGCCCACCATAGAGTTAGGGCTAAGATATGGTGCAATCAAGCCACGAACGCGAGATATAAGCTGTGAGGACATCGAGTAAAGGTTGCCCATAGATCCGTCTGGATTCATGCCGTTGCCTGAGTTGGTCTGGCGAGCAGTCCAGATAGATACACAAATCATAAGGCTTGCCTCTTGAATAGCGGCAATGGTTGTGTAGTCCACATAGGTATCCGCTGCGACCTGACCGTACGGGTTAATTGGGTGATACTGATTATCACTAGTGTGTGTGGTTGTTACGGTAATGCTTTTCTCGCCAACGCCAGTGATTGTCTTAGTCCCATTGAACTTAGTTCCAGATTTAGTAATCACAACTGACTGACCTACATAAAATACATCTTGCACATAGTCATTAAAGTAAAGAGTTCCAACTGTGCCAACATTACTGTGGGCTACGGTTGGAGTCGTGTTAGTCCATAGAAAAGGCAACAAGACATCATCAGAAGCATTTACAACCTCGGTCAAAATAGAGTCACTGTATAGTGTGCCGATTCCAAGCGCGGTTCTAAGAGTTGCGATGCTTGTGATTGCCATTGTAATCCTTTCTAAAGACT